GCCAGGTGGCGAGAAACATCGTGTGCCCGGAAATGTTTGAGGCTGCAGCATGACCCCCGCCACCATCCACACCCTAATAGCCGCATACCTCGCAATTCTGCTGGCGGTGGTGGTGATTCCGCCGAGAGGGGCCTAAAGGCAATGATGAATCTCTTTCGTCGACTGCGCGTCTGGTGGAGTGACTCTGGCTATATAGGCGAGGCTGAAGAGTTCATCGACACCTTCCTCGACGTCTATACGGCCAGTGGTGGCCCAAGTCCGATGGACAAGCGCCGCGACGGCGAGACGATGCGGGAATATCGGGCGCGGTTTGTGGAGTGGCTGACTGCTCCGCGCATTTATCCGAATTGGGCGAGTGACACTATCGCTTCACGACCGGCTTCATTGCCTTCACGTTGATAGTTCGCGACCGCTCCTGATTCAGCGTTTCCGCCGCTTGGGCAAGACACTCAAGCGCGAACTGTTCCGGGTAGGTGATTTCGACGTCAGTCGTCTTTCCCTCGACCTCGCGTGATCCAGCAATAAGATAGCGCAGCCGGCGCTCGCTTATACCGATCGTCGTGGCAATCCAGAATTGTGATTTGCCAATCCGCTCAACGAGTGTGCGAACGGTTTCGGGCTTCGGGTCGTGGTTGTCTGAGTTGGGCGTCATAGCTTGCGGTAGATGGTGGCATCAGGGTACGAGTTACGAAGGCAGCGCAAAGCGCTCTCCACGTCTCGCGGCTTGGTTGAGTCGACGGTGATGGTGCAAACCAGTTGACCGTTGAGGAAGGCGCCGAAGGTGACCATGGTCAGAACTTCCAGAACAGCGCGACGAAGCAAGCAATCATGCCGATACTGTTGAGAACAACAGCGCCGATGCCGACGTAAGTAGCGATTTTTGCGATCATGGCTCGCGCTCCGATTAATAGCCGAGCCAGTTACGGACTGCAATTGGGGTGCACGGGACGACCGTCCAGTTGACTCCCATCGGGCCTTCGCCGCCGTAGATTTCTTCGCACAGCAGAGTGCGGCTATTCAGTGCCACAGCACGGAAGCCATGCGCTTCCACGTACTTGATTGCGCGTGCTTGGACTGATGCGTCGATGAGGTCTTGTGCGTTCATGATCTTCTCCGGGTTCGCCTTCTGCGACGTGCAGCGGCATGAGTAGGATTATAGGCACATTGTGCCGCATGTCAACGGGTTTATACGGCACAGATGCAAATTTCTGTGTGAATTCCTGAAACCAACCCCATAAGCGGAGCAATGCATGCCCACTCACTGCGGGGCTAAGACCCGCGCAGGTGGCGAATGCAAGGCCCCAGCGATGGGCAATGGACGCTGCCGGGTTCACGGCGGCAAGAGCACTGGACCGAAGGATCAGGCTGGCAACACGAACGCCGTCAAGCACGGCTTCTACTCCGACGCCCTGCTCCCCGAAGAAAAGTTGCTCTACGAGCGCGCCGAGGTCGGCAGTCTCGACGACGAGATTCGACTTGCCCGCGTGAAGCTGCATCGCTTCGTCAAGCTTTCCGGCTCGCTCGATCTGCAGCAAATGATTGATGGCGCGCTCGAGGTCGCCCGCAAGTCGGGGATGGCCTACGACCAGGCTACGCAGTCAATGCAGCCGTTCGACAAGCAGGAAATCAAGGCTGCTGCGCCGGATTACGCCGACCTGATCATTCGTCAGATTGACCTGATCCGGAAGCTTGAGCTGGCCCGCAAAGACCTGAGCCTGAAAGATCAACCGCCCCCACCACAGCCCGTGGGTCGCATCGAAGTGGAGATTGTTGGTGCGAAGCATAAGGATGCGGATGACTGAGCCGCAGGCGCGGTTCTTTCAAATGGACGCCAAGTACGCTGCGTTCGTTGGCGGGTTCGGTACGGGCAAGACGGAAACGCTAGCCAATTGCGCCATTCGTGACGCGATGCAGGCTCCGCAAGGACTGATCGGGCTGTACGAGCCGACATATGACCTGGTGCGCCTGATTCTGGCGCCGCGGATGGAAGAGAAGTTGACCGACTACGGCATCCGCTATCGGTACAACAAGCAGGAAAACATCATCTACGCCAGTTCTGGCGGCTGCGCTGACTTCGTATTGCGAACACTGGACAATCCGGCGCGGATCGTTGGTTACGAGACATACCGGGCGCACGTCGACGAGATCGACACGCTCAAGGAAGACCATGCCACCTTGGCCTGGCAAAAGATCATCGCGCGTAACCGGCAACAACCGGACGGCGTGGTCGACAAGATGAACCGGGTGTCGGTCTACACGACGCCAGAAGGTTTCAGGTTCGTGTATCGCCGCTGGGCGAAAGACCCGGCAGACGGCTACGAAATGATTCAGGCGCCAACGCGCACGAATCCGTTTCTGCCGGACGACTACATCGATTCACTGCGAGCGAGTTATCCGCCGCAATTGATCGAGGCGTATCTCGAAGGCCGGTTCGTCAATCTGAACAGTGGAGCGGTGTATCCGGAGTTCTCCCGGACGCTTAATCATGCATCGGTCATGGCAGAGAAAGGCGAGCCGCTACACGCGGGCCTCGACTTCAACGTCCTGAAAATGGCCTGCGTTCTGTTCGTTGTTCGCGACAACCGTCCGTGTGCAGTCGCGGAATTGACTGGTGTACGTGATACGCCGGAAATGGCGCGGCTACTGGACGAGCGCTATCGACAGAAAGGCCACAGCGTCACGGTCTACCCTGACGCCTCAGGGCAGAACACGAGCAGCAAGAGCGCTTCTGAATCTGATCTTTCGATCCTGAAGCAGAAGGGATTCACCGTTCGCGTGAACAGCACGAATCCTGCGGTAAAGGATCGCATCAATGCGGTCAATGCGCTGATCCTGAATGACAAGGGCGAGCGCCGGATGATGGTCAATACGCATGCGTGCCCTGTCTACACGGAGGCGCTCGAGCAGCAGGCATATGACAAGAACGGCGAGCCAGATAAATCAGGCAATCACGATCACCCGAACGACGCAGGCGGCTACTTCATCGTGAAGAACTGGCCGATCGTCAAGCGCACCGCCACCGTAACCAGTTTCAACGCCTGAGCTAATTCCGCATGACATCGACCGTCCGAGACCAGACCCCCGCAGTAGAAGCGATGTCGGAGGACTATCCGATCATCACCGCGTTGCTAGGCGGTACGACGGCCATGCGCAAGGCGGCCAAGACGTATCTGCCCCAGTGGCCGAATGAATCGAGCGATTCCTACGACAACCGGCGTAAGACGGCAACGCTATTCCCTGCGTTTGGCCGCACATGTGAGGTGCTGACGGGTAAGCCATTCTCGAAGCCAGTCACATTCGAAGATGACGTTCCGCCGCAGATTGAGGAATGGTGCGATAACGTCGATTTGCAGGGGCATAACCTTCACGCATTCGCCGCGGCGGTGTGCTTTCATGCCATCTCGTATGGGCTGTGCGGCATTCTGGTCGACTTCCCCACTGCTGACGGCATTCGCACGAAGGCTGAGGAGGTCGCTGCCGGAGTTCGCCCTTACTTCGTCCACATCCACGCCCAAAGCATCCTTGGCTGGCGCGCGGAACGCATCCAGGGCGTCCAGACGCTGACGCAACTCCGCTTCCTCGAGATCGTATCGGTTCCTGACGGCAATTTCGGCGAGAAAGAGGTTGAGCAGGTTCGGGTGTTGTATCCCGGTCGATGGGAAGTCTGGCGCGAGTCTGAAAAACAGGACGCTGCGGGCAAGAAGGAGTGGGTGCTGCATTCGGACGGCGTGACAACGCTGCAAAAGATCCCTTTCGTACCGGTATACGGACGCCGCACGGGGTTCATGCAAGCCATTCCGCCACTCGTCGAGCTGGCGCACATGAATGTCGAGCACTGGCAGAGCAAGTCTGATCAGCAGACGATTTTGCATGTTGCGCGCATCCCGATCCTGTTCGCGAAAATGCTGGGCGAGACACCCATTACGGTCGGCGCCGCTTCCGCGGTAAATGCGTCGGATGAGCACGCAGACCTGAAGTACGTCGAGCACAGCGGCAAGGCAATCGAGGCAGGTTCGAAAGAGCTAGCTGCGCTCGAAGATCGCATGCGTCAGGTCGGCGCCGAGCTGCTGGTGATCAAGCCCGGCAACATGACTGTCGCGCACACGGTGGCCGACAACGAAGCCGGGATGTGTACGCTGCAGCGGATCATCCAGGACGAAGAGGATGCAATCGACGCTGCGCTTCAGCTTATGGCTGAATGGGTCGGCGAATCAGAGGGCGGCCACGTCCAGATTTTCAACGATTTCGGCGTTGCATCTCTCGCTGAAGCATCGCTTGAGTTGCTGCGCGACATGAACGTCGACGGCACGTTCTCCGACGAATCGCTCTTCGCCGAGGCGCAACGCCGCGGAGTGATCAGCCCTGAGCGCAAGTGGGAAGACGAGAAGATCAGGATCAAGGCGAATGTCGCCAAGGCCGATCTCGGGAAGGTCTCGATCGTCGACTAACACAACAGTTTTCGCATCACAGCCGCACGGCCTCACGGTCCTGCGGCTTTTTTATTGCCCGATTTCCGGATGGAACAGGGCGTATCGCGGCGGATGCCGTACTGATTGGCCGGATGGCCGAAGGAAGCGCAGCAAATGAAGCTCAAGACAGTGGAAGTCAACGGTGTTACCTATGCCGAACTGCAAGAGGGTAAGCCGGTTTATGTCCATGAGGACGGTAAGTCGATCGGCTTTGACGCGCCTGCGACCGTAGCCACGATCACTCGTTTGAACGGCGAGGCCCGCAGCCATCGCGAGCGCGCGGAAGCCGCCGAGAAGATCGCAAAGGCATTCGAAGGCATCGAGGACGCAGAGGCAGCACGCAAAGCGCTCGAGACCATGAAGAACATCAAGGACGGCGATCTGATCGCGGCCGGTAAGGTCGAGGAAATCAAGGCCGCAGCCCGACGCACCGCGGAAGAGCAGGTCGAGGCAGCGAACAAACAGTTCGTCGCCGAACTCGCCAAGACCAAGGGCGAGCGCGACACGCTGCAAAACCAGCTTTACGACGAAAAGATCGGCGGCAGTTTCGACCGCTCGAAGTTTATCGCCGAGAAGTTGGCCATTCCGGGCGACATGGCAAAGGCCGCGTTCGGTCGTGCATTCAAGATCGAAGACGGCAAGACGGTGGCGTACGACGCGACCGGCGGCAAGATTTTTTCCCGCACACGCATCGGCGAACTCGCCAACTTCGATGAAGCGCTCGAAACGCTCGTCGAAAACTACCCGCATCGTGACCAGATCATGAAGGGCTCGGGTGCCAGTGGTTCAGGTGCTAGTGGCGGCGCTGGCTCTGGCGGCAAAAAGGCCTATTCGCGCGCCGAATTCAACACGTTCGACCCTGCAAAGCAGGCTCAAGTCGCTGCAGAAGTTCGCGGCGGCAAGGCAACACTCAACGACTGATTCGCATCACCTTCGCATGACCTACGGCCAAACCTTGGATGAGGAATGGCGCTTCGGGCTGGATGGCCTACCTGTTTCGCCAATTCAATTCACTCACATATAGGGTTATTTCCTGTGAAAACGTCTTTCCTCTCCAATGCAAAGCTGCATATTCGCGCTATCGCGCTGATTGCACACTCGCATCTGTTCAACTTCATGGCTCGTCAGGGCCTGGTTCTCGGCGCGAATACGCTGACCGGCCTCATCCCGACCATCTATGAAGCGCTTGACGTCGTTTCGCGCGAGCAAGTAGGCTTCATCCCGGCTGTTTCGCGCAACAGCAACGGCGAACGTGCTGCGCTGAACCAGACGATCATGATCCCGATCGCGCCCGCGGGCACGATGGCGGACAACACGCCCGCTGTGACCGCTCCGAACACGGGCGACGAGGCGGTCGGCAATGTGTCGATGACGATCAGCAAGTCCAAGCACGTTCCTATCCGCTGGAATGGCGAAGAGCAGACTGGCCTGCTGAACGCTGGCAGCTATGGCGGCATCCTGACGAATCAGTTCGCGCAGGCGTTCCGCACCCTGTGCAACGCGATCGAAGTCGATTTGTTCACGACCGCCTATCAGAACTCGTCGCGCGCATACGGCACGCCGGCTACGGCGCCCTTCGGAACGGCTGGCGATCTTTCCGATATTGCACAGTCGCGCAAGATTCTCGACGACAACGGTGCGCCGCAAACCGACCTGCAACTCGTCATGGGTTCGGCTGCAATGGCCAACCTGCGCGGCAAGCAGAACGTGCTGTTCAAGGTGAACGAGGCAGGCACGGATGATCTCCTGCGTCGCGGCATCATCGGCGAGCTGGAAGGCCAAATGCTTCACAACTCGAACGCCGTGAAGGCTGTCACCAAGGGCACGGGTGCAAGCTACACGACCGACACTGCAGGTTACGCTGTCGGCGCGACGGTCATCAACCTAATCACAGGCACGGGCACGACCCTCGCTGGCGATTCGGTGACCTTCGCTGGCGACACGAACAAGTACGTCGTGCAAGTCGGCAACACGGCGCCGGGCACGATAACCCTGGCCGCACCTGGCCTACTGCAAGCAATCCCGGCTTCGGCAACGGCGATGACGATTGGCGCCTCGGCGACTCCGAACATGTCGTTCAGCAAATCGGCGATCCAGCTGATCACTCGCGCTCCGAAAATGCCGATCGGCCCGAACGGCGAGGCGATGGACATGGCTGATGACGTCGCGCAAGTTACCGATCCGGTGACGGGTCTGGTGTTCGACGTCGCGGTGTATCGACAGTTCATGCAGCTGGTCTATCACGTTCGTCTTGCATGGGGTACGCAGGCGATCAAGTCGAATCACATCGCCACGCTGTTGGGCTAAGCGATTCAGGGCGGCGCAGTATTGGCCGCCCCTTCTTTTTTGGAGCCCGCATGGATTGCCCAACAGTAAAAGTGGTCTCGCCGATCTCAGACGAGAACCCGCATGGCTACATCGTGATCAACGAGTCGGATCTGACCGACGATCACAAGATTTTCAGCGAAGCGTCGGCGAAGGCTGATGAACCCGCAAAACGCAAGTACACGAAACAAACGGACAAGTGACATGCTGACTGATGCCCAGCTTACCGACGTGCGCCGGTTTATGGGCTATCAGCTCGCCGGCACGACGATGCAGATCACGAACGATCAGGATCTCGTCTACGGGCAATTCGGCATGGTCGTGATGTCGCTGCATCAGCGCCTGACGTCGCTATCGGCAAGCGAGGAAGCGGTATTGATCAACACATACCTGACGAACCTTGCTGCGCTGGAAAGCGCAATTCCGACGACGAGCGACAACCTCGATACCGATCAGGCGGCGGTATGGAAGCATAACGCTAGAGAGTTGGCCGACCGAGACCGCCTTTTCGACAGTTGGCGGCGCCGGATGTGCGCGTTCATTGGTTTCGCGCCGGGCCCGGGGCTTGGGAATGGCAGCGTTTCGCTGATTCGGGGCTGACATGACAGTCATTGCATGGGACGGCAAGACGCTCGCCGCGGATCGCATGATGGAAATGAACGGCGGTAAGTTTCCGATCACCAAAATTCGTCGTCTACCGGACGGCACGCTGATCGGCTCGGCGGGCGACACTCCGCGCGCAATGCAGATAGTGGAATGGATCGAGAACGGATGTGTAGCCGGTAAGCTGCCGGCGGTGCAAGGCGATATGTACGCCCGCGCGCTGCATATCAGGTCGGATGGTAAAGCTGTCCTGTACGCGAATAACGACCAGCCGATCATCGTCGAGCAGCCGTTCATGGCGATAGGCAGCGGTCAGGACTATGCCAACACGGCGATGTATCTCGGTCACGGCGCGAGACAGGCGGTCGCAATCGCATCCGAACTATGCGCGAGTTGCGGCATGGGCATCGACGCACTGGAGTTGTAATGGATGCAGCGAAACTCCAAGTCAAAGTCTACAAAGGCTACGCGCAAGCCGCCAAGCGCATCGGCCCTGCCTATAACCTCTTCCGCCCGATCTCGGCAATCAATCCGTTCTCAAACGGCCCGCTCGTCACGCTGAACGCCTCGTTCAACGCTGAGGACATGACCTACGGCCGGCCGAACAAGTACGGCAAGCCGACGTGGTTCTGCCTCGTCGACGGAACTCAGACGCAGGTCGGCGATTACCTGATCAACAACGATCAGACGTTCTTCATCGCCGCAATGCAGCCGATCCTGCCGATTCTGGCGGTCGACTGTAACCGCACGATCAATGTCCTTCGTCCGCAGCAGCAGACAGGACTAGGCGCGGTCGGATATGGCGGCGATACGGATGCAAACGAAACGCCGCTGATGACTGGC